AGTTTCATGAGGAAAGATTAATAGATTTGGAGTCAAAACAAAATGGAGTCCATTAAAGTTGTATTTGCAATACTAATGATACAGAACGGTTCCACAATTGAGATGGTGCCGACTGATGGCCTTAGCGACTGTCTTAAGCAGAAACGTATTATCGCTAGAAATATTGGAGAAGAACAGCAGGGAATATACATGAACTGCCGCGAGGTAGAGGCTGTAGTATACGAAGACATGGGGAGATTAAAGATAAAGAAAATTATTGAATGAACTTAGTAGGATTTGGGCTTACCGCTCACGACAGCTCCATCGCTGCATACAAAAACGGTAAGTTTTTATATAGGAAAGCAGAAAGACAGTTTAATCAAAAACATGCATACGCAGGCATGGATTGGGCATTGTCTGTTTTAAAAGAATGGGACATACAAGAGTATGAGTCTGCTGAGTCAACATGGTTATCAGGTAAAAACCCACAGAAAATAAAAGACGGTAATAAATTAGATCATCATTATTCACACTTATTGTCTTCATCAAAAATAATGCAATCGCACTTAGTGTTAGATTCTTTCTCTATGGGCCCGGCCAATAATATTTTTTCTTCCTCCCCTTACACAGGCATGACAAAAGTAGGTAATAGACAAGTCGATAGAATTATAGAATTTGCTCCTGTTCCCTCTGTATTGTCAGCATGTATAGTTTCTGATGAGTTTAACCATTACACACATAAGTTTGAAGATCTTGAAGGACAAAAGTTTTTTGATTTTGTACAGGAATTATTCCGAGAGGGAAAACATGACAAGTTTGATAAACTATCACAGCTGATCGATTTCCCTGGTAAGGTAATGTCCCTACAATCTTACGGAAAACCAATACAAGAGTTATTAACTATATGGTTAAATTATGGTCAAGGTAGAAACATGCAGGTTAGAGAAGATATTAAATCATCAAAACTAGATCACAATATAATAGCTACCGCACACAAATTTTGTGAACAAATAACATTAGATAAAGCACACAATGTACCTGGTCCTTTTAGTTACTCTGGTGGTGTTGCACAAAACGTAGTTATAAACAGAGCTATGTTAGACGTTGGCATGGAACCACACATAGATCCTTGGGCTTATGATGGTGGCTGCAGCATAGGTGCATTAAATTTTTTATTAGATAAACATAACATAGAACGATATGCAGACTGGGTGCAAGATGATGAGGCACCTGTTGATGAACCAGATGTGTGGACAACAATTAAAGTTGCACAACTTATTGCAGACAACAAAGTTGTTGGTTGGTATCAAGGTAATGGTGAGGTTGGTCCACGTGCTCTTGGTAATCGTAGTATACTTTATAACCCTACAGACAAGAACGCTAAAGACAAAGTAAACAAGATAAAGCAAAGAGAATGGTGGAGGCCATTTGGTGCTAGCGTTACAGAAGAAGAAGCATCACAATTCTTTGACATACCAAAAAGCAGACACATGCTATTTAACTCAAAAGTATTATACTCAGGCATACCTGGTGTAACTCACGTTGATGGTACGTGCAGACATCAAACAGTGCCAAGCTCTGACAATCCTTTTTATTTTCTGTTAGAGTATGTAAAGTTAGAAACTGGTCTACCTATGGTGTTAAACACATCTTTGAATGCTAGAGGTAAACCAATTTGTGCAACAATAGAACAAGCGTTAGATATATTTAAAACTACAGAGATGGACGCAATCTGTATTGGCAACGAAGTGTATACAAAATGAAAATATGTATTGTTAACCCAGGTAGATGCGGTGGCACACTAGCGTTATGTTATCTGCACAGCAAGCTACCAGGTTATGAGATGAAGTATGAAGTTATTACAAATGATTTACCACAATCAGAAAATATTATTTTTAAGTATCAATACTTGTATACACATCAACCATTAGAAGGTGCCGACAAATACATAGTTGTAGACAGAAGAAACAAAGACGCTTGGTTGTATAGCACTTACATGTCCGCTGTGCATTCTCATCATCACGGTGAGCTACCTAACAAACGCTATGCATTTAATTTAGTAGATTGGAACCATTCTAAACTAGGTATGAGTAAAGTGTATGATGAAGTGTGGGTGCCAGAAAGAGAACGATTGTTAGCTGCTGGTGCTGACATGGTTTGGTATGAGGACATGAATATTAACGAAGATGTGTATCTTGGTGCTACAAAACTAGTACCAGTATGGTCTTGTAAAAGAAAGTAAATTAACTTAATATTACGCTATGGGTGTACCCAAACAATTATCAGAACAACAAAAGAAATTTGCGGAGTTATTGGTCTACAATGAAGGCAGAAAAACACCAACAGAATGTGCGATTGAAGCAGGCTATGCAGAAGGCAGCGCTCATGTACGGGCGTCTGAGCTTCGCAATCCAAACAAGTTTCCACTCGTTGCTAAATATATCGGAGAGATCAGACAAGAGGTACAGAAGAAATATGAAGTTACTTTTGAGAAACACATCACAGAACTCGGCCGCATACGCGAAGCAGCTTTATCTAAAGGAGCTTTCTCGGCTGCTGCAAATGCAGAGGTCGCGAGAGGAAAAGCAGCAGGACTTTATATCGAACAAAAAATAAGTTTGACTGGTAAGATAGAGGACCTATCTATTGAAGAGTTAGAAAGTAAAATGAAAAAGATATACGAAGATAACAAAGTACTAATAGAGGGAGAGTATACAGTTGGCAAAGAAGAGTAAGCTGTATAGTGAACATATACCTGGACCAAAAAAGAGAACATCTATTGGACAGAGCATACGATCACGACCTAAAAACAAACACAAACGTAGAAATTTTAAAAAATATAGAGGACAAGGAAAGAAAAGATGACATCAGTATTTACATGGAGAGATCAAAGCGGTGCCCCTGCTTGCGTTGTTAAAAATGCTTTAACACAAGAGGGTTGTGATAACATAGTCAAAGAATTATCTAAAAAAACTTATCTACAAGGAAAACATATACAAGATGATGGTAAGGTAGTTAGTTCTATGGAAACTAGACAATCTAAAGTTGTTTGGTTTAATGATTTGGATTTAGCATTCACCATAAAAAGTGCTGTTGATATCGTAAACTATCAAGCTGGCTGGAGGTATGATATTGGTGAGGCTGAACAGTTTCAATTTACAGTATATGAAAAAGACGATCATTATAATTGGCATACTGATGGGCAAGGTGATCATTGGTGTGCCAGACAGTCTAGTGTGTTTCATAATATTAAACCAGAAGAGATGAATTTAAAATATACAGCAGAGCCTGCGTTGTTAGGAACAGTTAGAAAGATAAGTGTTAGTGCAATATTAAACGATGATTATGAGGGAGGAGAACTATTATTCTCTACGATTGAGAAAGAAGCCACAGTATCAACCACAAAGATTGAAGCAAAGAAAGGAGACCTTGTAGTATTTCCTTCTTTTATAGATCATAAAGTTGCTCCTGTTACAAAAGGCACTAGATATTCAGTTGTAGTATGGTATGGAGGGCCACCATTTAAATGAACAGAGATGGAAAATGGGATACAAAGTATCTCTTACAAGTATTATCAAGATTTAACGAAAGCGAAGAGGGCAAGCATGCCAAGGTACAGCTTTTGTTGCCAATGGGTAGACCACCAGGACAGCGTGAGTTTAACATCAAAGAGATTAGGTTGGTTGACAACATCCTGATAGGGCCTGACAAGGCAAAGCATAAATTAATTATAATGGTAGAATGATTAAGAACTTTATAAGTACATTATGGGGTGCACCTGACAAGGGTATATACGAAGAGCCAGACCCTGCTGACCTCACTGTAGAGAATGCATACAAGACAAGATGGATCTGGTATCACACAATATTAGCAATAGAATTGCTTGTGATTATCATACTTTTGACAGCCATTTTAGTAGCAATATCCATCAAGTGATTTACTTTGAAAGCAGAGTCAAAACTTTGGAGAGATTTGAAGAAAAACACACCCAATATTTTGTGGACTCGTGTTGAATCTTGGGCATCTTTTGGCTTTCCTGATCTAGTTGGATACACTGAAAAGCGTGGTTTTTTTACAGTCGAGTTAAAAGTAACAAAGAGTAAAAAATTAACCTTCTCACCACACCAAATTGCGTTCCACGTGAAACACCCTACGAACACGTTCATCATAGCCCGGGCCCACGATCAACGACTCCCGAAACTTTATCCAGGATCCGCGATACGTGACTTGTGCGCTTGCGGGCTTGAGAGCTTGCGCGCTTGCGAGCTTGAGTCCTGGCCCGAGCTTGAGCGCTTGCTCATCGCTTGATCACTTGCGCCCTTGCGCGCTTGCGCTTCCCACACAGATCGATGCGCACGGCCATGAACCGGCCCGCCACGTACAGCAGCGCCCGGCGTCTAGTGCTTCCCATATGCAACGTTCTTTACAGATTGATCCCAACAGGCCCGGCAATCGCGGCACGCGTTCCCCTGGTCCGGAGCTGGGCAGCTCCTGCCAGTTGTAACGACCGTCGAAGTCAGGGGCCAGGAGCCCGGCGCGGGTCCGTCTACCTTCGTCGCGCTAAGCCTAATTGTCAGGTTAGCTGGCACCCGGTCCTGCGGGATCTTAGAAAGGAGCCCGGCTTCCCGTGTGGGCAGCCAGTGCGCCACGTCTGGCGTCATGCGACAGACCTGGAATATTTTTAATAAATGTTTGACGCTCTGCACGTCGCCGGAGTCATGCCACCTGAACCAGCGAGACTTGCGGGCATTTATATCTGCAGCCATGGTCCGCGTCCAGTCAGGCCGGCTTATGCTTCGCAGCCTGCGCATCATGGCGTCCATGACGTTCGGGAACCGGTAACGGCCCTTCAGTGCATAACAGCCGTGGCACGTGGTCCCCGGTACCTGCGCCAGCTTGCTTCCTGTCTTGCAATGTATCGCGGGCAAGTTGTAAGCGTAGCCCGGCATCTTGGACGGCTTCGACAGCCCGCCAGTGATTTTCTTTCTTTCTTGTGCGTTCATATCACTTTATCCCATAAGTCAACCGGCTTGTCAAGTCGCTTGTTCGCTTGCGGCTTGTGGCTTGCTCCCTTGCGCGCTTGCGCTTTGGCCGCTTCGCGAATTTTTTTCTTTTGGATCCAGTATCCATGGACCACGCCCCGGACACTGTGGTCCGGGGCTGCAGGTCTACGAGTCAAGGATGTCCTCCATGATCTTTAAATTTTTGTCAGTGGCTGGGACCACGAAGCACGCGTCGCCGGCAATGTGACACCACTCACGCCAGTCCGGGGTGAGCTGGTCCTTGCGTGGGTGCATGTGCCAATAGCGCATTTGGCTGGCACGCCAGTTGTGCACGGGGTCCGCTTTTAAAAGCGCCTCCTCATCACAATACAGGTCACCTTCCAGGTGATGGTTGCCACGTTTGTCAGTGTAGGCAGCTGGCACAATTTGTATCATGTTACAGCCGCAAAGCTTATACGCGCCGTTCTCACCTTCAAAGGGATAGCCTCCACCTTCTTCAGGCTCGGGTTGGTTCATTACTGTGTGAGCCGTCATTTTTTGACGCTCATCAGCAGGTATTTTTAAAGCTAAATAATCCATAATGTTTTTCCTTTCTTTTAAGATTATATGGGATCATCTCATAGTTTACAGGTCCTGTCAAATATTATTTTGCAGCTTGAGCCCTTGCGCGCTTGCGCTTTGGCCGCAACTTTTTTTTATTAAGCCAATAGCCGGGGTCCAGGCGCAGCGTTGGATGGGCCGCGATTTCAGATATT